CCGACTCGATGGCCGCGCTTGATTGGGCCGCAGAACGCGACGCCGCTGTGCAGTTCATGCAGGGCTTGGGCGCGTTCATCTCTCAGGTGGCGCCGATGGCCCAGCAAGTGCCTCAAGCCGCGCCTGTACTGATGTCATTGCTCCAGTGGAGCGTGAGCAAGTTCCGCGTTAGCACTCAGATTGAGAGCGTTTTGGATCAGGCCATCTCCTCACTCAAGCAGCAGGGCATGCCTCAGCCTCAACCAGATCCTTTGCAAATGGCTGAAGTTGAGGAAAAGAAAGCAGGTGCTGCAGAGCGTATGGCCAAGGCCAAGAACACCAACATGGAAGCGACGGCCAAGGAGGCCCAGCTGCGTGCGATGGGTGTTTTGCAACCTCAGCCCCACCTGCCACCCGCACAACCACAAATGCCGCCAGCCACTAATGGCTTGCCCCCAATGCAGTGAGGTAACACATGAGTAAAGCAGAAGAATTCGTCAGCTATGCCTTGCAAGACCGCGATCTTGCACACATTGCGCACTGGAAGACCACAAGCTACGCCGAGCACAAGGCTCTGAACGAGTTTTACGACGCCTTGCTCGAGCTGATTGACGGTTTTGTCGAGCAGTACCAGGGCTACTACGGCAAGCGCATGGACATCGATCGCACCGACGGCATGTCTAGCTACCCGATTGAAAAAGCTTTGGAGCAATCTATGGAGTGGATTGAGAGCAACCGCTACGAGATCTGCGAAAAGGACGAAACGCCCTTGCAAAACACGATTGACGAGATTGTTCGCCTGTACCAAAGCACCCTTTACATGTTGACTTTGAAGTGAGGAACTGATGACCAGACGCCGCTGGATTCAAGACAGAAAAACAGGTGAACTTATTGAGGTCACTGCCGACTATCAGCCTGAGATGCGCACCGACTCTGGCGCCCTGTGGGGCGACAGCAGCTATGACGGCTTAAAAGCCCCAGATGGCACTGACATTTCGTCACGCACCAAGCACCGCGAATACATGAAGGCTAAAGGCGTGACAACGATGGACGATTTCAAAGAATCTTGGGCGAAAGCCAAAGAAAGCCGCGAGCGGTACATGACCGAAGGCGGCTCATTTAAGCGTGCCGACATAGAGCGCGCAATTTATCAACTGCAAAACAGGTAATAAACCATGAGTGAACCCACGACAACCATGCGCGATGCCCTTGAGGCCGCGTTCGAAAAAGCAGACGAGCCGTTGCAGCTTGCGCCAGCACCTGAGGCCGCACCGGCCTCTGAGCCAGTTGAGTCAAGCGAGCCCGTTGCACAGTCTTCATCTGACCAAGTCGCTGAATCTGCCGGCGCGCAAAATTTAAACGATCTTGCTGAAGAAAAACCCGTTGATAACGAGGCACTTCAACAACAGGAAAGAGACGAGCAAGGAAAATTTAAAAAACCTGAAGGTGTTCAGGCTGGCCCTAAGTCCGGCCCGCGTCAACAAGGTGAAAAGGCGCCAGCATCGTGGCGTCCTGAAGTGCGTGAGCACTGGGGCACATTGCCTGATCCTGTCCGCGCTGAGATCCAGCGCCGCGAGACAGAAGTGGCCCGCACCCTCCAGGAAACCGCAGAGGCTCGCAAGACAGCCGAGGCGGTGATGAAGACGATCGAGCCGTACCAGGCGTTCATCAAGGCCGAGAACAGCAACCCCTTGCAAGCGATCGACAACCTGATGAGCACCGCGGCGCGTTTGCGCACCGGCACGGCGCCCGAGCTCGCGCAGCTGGTGGCCGGCATCGTCAATCAGTTTGGCACTGGCCGCTTTGGCAATGGCTTTATCGAGATGCTTGATAGCGCTCTGGCTGGCCAGACGCCTAAGCAAGACCCTCAGCAGTTGGCCATGGAGCAAGTGCTCAACCAGCGCCTGGCCCCTATGCAAAGCATGCTGACTCAGTTCCAGCAAGCTCAGCTTCAGCAACAACAGCAGGCCGCGCAAGCCGCTCAGACAGAGGTGCAGAGCTTCATTGAGCGTGCCGAGTTTGGCAACGACGTGCGCGAGGACATGGCCGACATCATCGAGGCCGCACAGCGCCGCGGTCAGAACATTAGCTTGCAGGATGCTTACAAAAAGGCCTGCCTGATGAACGACAGCGTGCGTGCGGTGATCTCCCAACGTGCCAAAGCTCGCGGTGCCCAGCAGACAACTCAGGCTGCGCAGAAGGCGCGTTCGGCTGCTGTGCAGGTTTCTGGCTCCGCTCCGATGGGCGCTTTAAGGCAGGAGAGCACCGACGTGCGCTCTGCAATTGAGGCGGCAATTACGATGACCTCAAGGTGATGTCATAATCACACCACGTCGAGAGAAATCTCGACTGGTGTGCCCAAGCACCCCAGCCACCGCATGCTCCTAGGAGACGCCTTGCGTCCCACCTACGACGAAGTCGGACTGTGAAAGGTTCGCGTAGGCGCATCTGAAAAAGGTGAGCGAAAGCTCGTTTTAACTCAGATGAAGGAGTCATCATGTCTTTTCCAAATGTAAGTGACATCGTCGCAACGACGATTCAGTCACGCACACGTCAGATCGCTGACAACGTTACTAAAAACAACGCCCTGTTGTCCCGCTTGAACCAGCGCGGCAACGTCAAGACCATCTCTGGTGGTAACACAATCTTTGAAGAACTTTCATTTGCTGAAAACGCGAACGGCGGTTTCTACTCTGGTTACGACTTGCTGCCTGTGGCCGCTCAAGACGTCATCTCTGCTGCTGAATTCCAAATCAAGCAGTACGCAGTGCCAGTCGTGATGTCCGGTCTCGAGATGTTGCAAAACAGTGGCAAAGAGCAATTCATCGACTTGCTCGAAGCTCGTTTGAACGTGGCTGAGTCCACCATGGTCAACCAGTTGGCCCAGTCCATCTATTCAGATGGCACTGGCTCTGGCGGTAAGGAAGTCACCGGCTTGAACGCTGCTGTGCCTGCCGATCCTACAACTGGCACATACGGCGGCATCAACCGCGCAACATGGACGTTTTGGCGCTCCAAGTTGTACGACTTCAGCGCTCAAAGCGTGACCCCCAGCGCGACCACTATGCAGGCCGCGTTGAACGCTCTGTGGGCTCAGTTGGTTCGCGGCACTGACCGTCCTGACTTGGTCGTGTTGGACAACAACTACTGGTCTTACTACATGGGCAGCTTGCAGGCCCAGCAGCGTTTCACGTCTCCTGAGACTGGCAATTTGGGCTTCCCCACATTGAAGTTCATGGACGCTGACGTTGTTCTCGACGGCGGTATCGGCGGCTATTGCCCTGCCAACACCGGCTTCATGCTCAACAGCAAATACATCAAGTGGCGCCCTCACAAGGACCGCAACATGGTTCCATTGAGCCCCAACCGTCGCTACGCCATCAACCAGGACGCTGAAGTTCAGATCTTGGCTTGGGCCGGCAACCTGACCACCTCTGGTGCTCAGTTCCAGGGTCGTATCCAAAACTAATTTTGGTGGGCCGTCGTGGGTCTCCCTTTCCCGAGGGACTGGGGAGACCCACAACCCCTCGGGTTTTTTAACGGAAGGAATAAATCATGGCAGCAACATTTGGCGCAGCAGTATCTGCAAACGCTCCCGCAGTCGTAGACACGGCTGCATCCCAATCCACCGGCGCAGTCTCTGAGGGCATTGGCCTCACAGGCGTTGACGGTGCATCCATCGGTGGTTCACGCATCGGTGGCTCCCCTGGTACTGATCTAGTGATCGATACCAACGCTTAAAAATCAAAAAAAAGGTCAGAGATGCAACCCACGACACCAACCATCTTCGACGAACCAAGCGACTTCTCCAAACCGGATGAAACGCGCTTTGCCGCCGATAACAAGCTCTACATCGAGTTTTTCCGAAAGCCTGTCATGCAACCCGGCAAGAGCCGTGAAGCTGGCCGCGCTGTGTACGAAGAAGTCGATTACGTCCGCATTCATGTGCCGGGCGACAAGTCCTCAGTGATTGAGCGTCCGCTGTCTCAGCAGGACGTTTTCCGCTTCCAGGATCGATACAACAAGTGGAAGGCTGGTCAAGCAGAAGCCGTGACCGGCACTCCCTTGAGCGCCTTGCCTGGCATGAGCGCGTCCAAGGTCGAGGAATACAAGTTCTTCAAGATCATTACCGTCGAGCAGCTCGCTGACGCTAATGACAACCTAGGCGGCAAGTTCATGTCGTTCCAATCGGACAAGCAACGCGCCAAGGCTTTCATGGAGGTCGCGGCCAACAACGCCCCGATCGAGAAGATGAACGCCGAGCTCCAAAAGCGCGACGCGGAGATCGAAAACTTGCGCACGATGGTCGAGGCACTGCAAGCCAGCGCAAAGCCCAGCAAGCGCAACGTAGCAGCACCAGCAACAGCTGACGCTGAGTAACAGGAGACCAGGGGATGGCCTATCAAATTGTCAATGAATCAACCCTCTCGGCCATCGTGCAAAACGTGGCCTCGATGGTGGCCTTCCCCGTCCCTCAAGATCCTGCCGGCGATCCAGATCCCACGGTTCAGCAGTTCATTCAGGCGGCCAACATGGCCGGCATTGAGCTGCTCACCATGTACGACTGGCAAGAGCTGATCAAAAACTATGTGATCCCGATTGAGTCTGACTACAACAATCAGAAGGAAAAAGGTTTCCCTCTGCCTGAAGACTTCTTCGATTGGATCGACCAAACCAACTGGAACGCGACAACGCAGTTCCCGTCCCTCGGCCCTGTCTCGCCACAGATGTGGCAGCAGCTGCTGATCCGCACAACGCTGCCAGTGCTGTCGTTTTACTGGCAGGTGCGCGACAACTTGATCTATGTTCTGGCGCCTCCCAACTCGCCTCAGACGATGAACGTGTTTTATCTGTCTCAGGCCTGGGTGCAAGACCAAGACGATCCAACGCTTTACAAGAACCGCATCACCAAGAACGGTGACAAGGCCTTGCTCGACCCAACACTGATCACGCTGTACACCCGCGTGAAGTGGCTCGAGATGAAGGGCTTGGACACCGCTGCGGCCATGCGCGACTTCCAGATCGCGTTTGAGAACCGCAAAGGAGCAGAGAAGGGTGCGCCCGTCCTGTCGATGGCGCGTGACTTCCGCTTCCCATACATCCAGCCGCTGACCAACACTCCTGACACTGGTTATGGAGTTTGATCATGCCCTTGATGCCGCTTCAATCTCCGCGTGTCGCTAGAAAGTCATACGCCGCTCAAACAGCACAAGTACAGGTCATTCCTGCGCCCACTGGTGGCTTGAACTACCGCGACCCGATTGCGGCCATGTCACCTCTGGACGCGCTTGCGCTGACCAACTTCATCCCACGCCAGCAGGGCGTGGAATTGCGCAAGGGCTGGTTCTCATACACCACGCCACTTGAGGACGCGGTCGAGTCTGTCTTTGGCTACAAAGCGCCCGTCAACGACGACGACAAGCGCTTTATTGCAGCCAACGGCAACATCTATGACGTGACTGATCCTGGCGCGCCTGTGGAGGTCGTGACGGGCACTGGAAGCGACGCTGACGAGTGGTGGACTACTCAGTTCTCCACCCCCGCGGACACGTTCCTGCTGGCCGTCTCGCCTGGCGCTGGGTACTGGACTTACAGCACAGGCACTGGATGGGTCGATCGCACTGCGACGACCACCGGCCTGCCCACAACCGTGCGCACTGTGGCCGTGTGGAAGCAGCGCGTTTGGTTTACTGCTGAAGGCGATTCGAACGTCTACTACTTGGACGCTGTGGACGTTGTGACAGGCGCTTGCACATCGTTTGCGATGGGTTCAACCCTGCGCAACGGCGGCTATGTCTCCGCGCTGATTAACTGGACGATGGACGCAGGCTTCTCAATTGACGACTACCTGATCGTCGTCGGCACTGAGGGCGACATAGGCGTGTGGCAGGGCACAGACCCCACCAGCGCAGACACATTCAGCCTGAAGGGTGTTTGGTACGTCGGCCCAGTGCCTAAGCATGGAACTTTCTTCACGCCTTTTGGTGGCGACGTGATGATCGTCTCTGAGCTAGGCCTTGTTCCCATGTCCAAGTTGGTCAATGGCCAGTACAGCGAAGACCAGCAAATTGGCCCGGCGTCAAAGATCCAGTCGGTCTTTGCGCCTCTGGTGCGAAAACTGATCAATGAAAAGTATTTTGACGTCTTTGTCGTGCCGTCTTCTGACGTCATGGTGATCAAGCTGCCGGCTGACGGCGGCACATATCGTCAGTTCGCGATGAACGTGATCACGGGCGCATGGTGTCAGTTTGTCGGCATCCCCATGCGCTGCGCAGGCGTCATTGGTGGCCGCCTGCTATTTGGCACAGTTGACGGCTACGTTTGCGAAGGCCTGGTTGGCGACAAAGATGGCGCGGACGCCAACAACGATGGCGGCAACTATGTCGAGGGAGATGTGCAAACGTCTTTCCAGGCGTTTAACACTCCTGCCCAGCTCAAGAAGTTCGGCATGGTGCGTCCAACGTTTATCTCGACAGCCGCTCCCGCGGTCAAGCTGCAAATGAACACGCAGTTTCAGGTCACGCCTGTGGGCGGCTCTCCCTATTTCACACAAGGCGACGGCGCTGTGTGGGATGAGGGCGTCTGGAACACATCGACCTGGGTGGGCACAAACACTTATCAGGGTTGGGCTGGAACGACTGGCCTTGGGTATTACGGCTCGCTGCGCATGAAAGTGCGAGGCCTGCCACAAACTGTCTTCACTTCATGCAACGTGATGACTGAACTAGGTGGAGTGATGTGATGGTTAAAAGATACGAACTACCAGACGAGACGTTGCAGCTTATTGCTGCGTCTCCTGAGTTTGCTGTCCCAATGATGATGCAAGGCGGTGAGGCTCAGTTTTCGACGCCTGATGTGCGTCGCTCTGACTTGATCTCTGCATTGCGTTCTATTTCAGGCCCAGGCAATTCTGGCTTCACTCGATACGCAAATGCCAAAAACGGCGCGGCGCTGGATTACACCAAGCGCAACTATCGCGGCGCAAACAACCCAGCCGTCCTGGCCATGAAAAAGTATGTGGCGCCTGATGTTGTGTTGCCTGGTGGCGAAACAGACATCGTCATTGACACACCAGTTTTTGACAAGCTCATTTACGACGACATTGTTGACGATGAAGTTATTGATGATGAAGTGATTGACGACGACATCGTCGATGACGACATTGTTGATGATGACACCGTCGATGACGACATTGTTGATGATGACGTTGTTGACGAAGACCTAGTGGACGACGTTGTCGTTGACGACATCATCAAAGACGAAGTCATTGGCGATACGATTGTTGACGGTGACGGTGACGGAACCTTGATCACAGACGGTGATGGCACTGTGATAACTGATGGCGGTGGCACTGTGATCAGTGACGGCACGGTAGTCACGGACGGCGGCACAGGCGGCAACACTGTGGTCGATGACAGCGGAACATCAACTGTCGTGGGCGGCACAGGAGCCGATACTGCGGGCGGTGGAGGTGACTCCATAAGGTCGGCAATTGAAAGTGCCGTCGGATCAGTCAACGGTACATCTGGCTCAGGTGTCAGCGATGCGACTGTCGGCGGAACAACTGGCGCCACAAACACCGACACGACCAGCACAACTGTCGGCGGTGGATCAACGACGACTGGTACAGGCGACGCCCTGCGCGACGCAATCATCGCTGCCGTAGATGGCGCGGGCGCGTCAATCGACAACTCTCTGGCCGGGCTTGATATGAGCGCGGCGGCTAACACGCCTGGTGCTGGCTTGCCAACAGACCAGATCGACTTGACCAAGCCAAAGGTTCCAAACGTCACGCTTGAGGTTGGCAATGGTCTGACTTTGGACGACGGCGGCAGCACCTCGATGACTTTTGACTACCCAGAACTGCTGTCTCCTGACGAGCTGGCGGCTTATGACGCCTGGCTGGCCACTCAAAACCCTGGCGGAACAACGGGTGGTGGCAAAGCCATCTTTGATGAAACCTGGGGAAGTCTGGAGTTTTAACGGATGCAGCTCACTACTGACAAACCAGGCGAGCGTCCTGTCATCTGGGAATGGATGCACAGGAAGACAAACCTGCCTTGGAGTAGTGACCTGCGTTCGATAGCAGCGATGCGCGATGACGGCACAATTGGGGCTGCTGTTGCATACAACGCATGGACAGAAAAGGGGTGCTGGATGCATGTTGCATTTGACAGCCCACACAGTTTGACCCGCGAGCTTTGGCGTGCGGCTTTCGAATATCCGCTGATCACATGCGGCAAGGAAGCGGTCTACGGCCTCACACCAAAGCACTTGGAAGACGCTTTGAAGATGAACCGCAAGCTGGGGTTTCGGCAGATCGCTGAGACCGTTGATTGCGTGATGTTTGAAATGAAGGCAGAAGACTGCCGCTGGATCAAGGAGAAGGAACATGGGCGGAAAATCGTCAGCACCAGCAACGCCTGACTATTTGGGCGCTGCCAACACTCAGGCGGCAGCGTCGAAAGAGTTAACGAACATTCAGAACTACGCCAACCGGCCTGTCATCAACACGCCGTTTGGTTCTCAGTCCTGGGGCACGCAGGCTGTCACTGATCCAGCGACTGGCCAGGCGGTCACGCAATGGACGCAGAACAACACGCTTGCGCCTGGCTTACAGGACGCGCTGAACGATCAGATCGCGATCCAAGGTGGCCGCAGTGACTTGGCCAACAGCTTCATGGGTCGCGTGGCCAGCGAGTATTCCAAGCCTTTCGATTACCAGAACCTGCCGCAGATGACATCTGCCAACGCGCCTGGCAACTTGTATACGGGCGTGAAAGACTATTCGGCTGGCTTGAGCACTGGTTTCAACTTTGGCGCGCCTCAGACATCGCTCAACATCGCGGACAACCCTGCGCTGCCTCAGTTCGATTCAAGCTACCGCGACACGGTGGCCAATCAGCTGATGCAGAAGATGCAGCCGCAGCATGACTATCAGCAGCGCCAGCTCGAGACAAAGCTCTCCAACATGGGCTTCCGACCTGGCACTGAGGGCTATGACCGCGAGCTGAACAATTTGGCACAGCGTCAGTCTGCCGAGCGCTACAACGCGCTTGATACAGCCGGCAACGAAGCACAGCGCCTGTACAGCATGCAGATGGGTGGTCGTCAGCAGGCTTTCAACGAGGACTTGCAAGGCGGCCAGTTTGGCAACCAAGCGCAGCAGCAGAACTTCAACCAAAACTTGGGCGCGGCTCAGTTCCAAAACCAGGCGTTGGGCCAAGGCTCCGCGTTAGATCTGGCAAACATGAACGCGCAGAACAGCGCGATCGCGCAGCAGTACGGCCTGAACCAGCAGTACGCCAACGCGCAGAACCAACTGCGTCAGCAGGCGATTGCCGAGCAGGCACAGCGCCGCGGTATGTCTTTGAACGAGATGAACGCGTTGCTGTCTGGCCAACAAGTCAGCATGCCGCAGATGCCATCGTTCGTGGCTGCACAGCAGTCTCAAACGCCAAACATTTTGGGTGCGACACAGTCGCAGTACGACGCACAGCTGGGCGCGTACAACGCGCAGCAAGCCGGTCTCGGCAACTTGCTTGGCGCCGGCGCACAGCTTGGATCTGCTGCGTTCATGTTCTCCGATCGCCGCTTGAAGTCAAACATCAAGCGCGTTGGCACTCACGCAATTGGCGTGGGAATTTATGACTACACAATGATGGGAATGCCGCAACGCGGTGTGATTGCCCAAGAAGTTGAAGCGGTGCGACCTGACCTCGTCAAGCGTCACGCCAGTGGCTACCTGATGGTGAATTACGGAGGTTTGTGATGAATGACGATTTGATGTTTGAGTACCTAGTTCAGATGGGCCAAATGCGCCCAGAAGAAGCCGAGCTGAAGAAAAAGCAGGCAATGGTGGACGCCCTCCGCGGCAATTCCATGAAGGCAATGGAAGGCCAGATGGTCGGCAAGCACTACGTTGCGCCAGGCATCGGTCAGGCCATTGCACAACTGGGTCAGGGCTATTTGGCCAGCAAAGCTCAGGGCAATGTGGACGCCGGCATGCGCGGCATGAACGATCGTCAACGCATGGCCCTTGAGGAGCTGCGAAAGCGCCGCATGGGCGCTGGTGCAATGCCATCTGCTGGCATGGGCAGCGGAATGAACACCGAAAACTATGGCTTTGACATGCCAGGTGCTGGGTACTAATCATGTCTGATTACACCCTGTTCAACAACGAGGAGGAGCAACCGAGCTACGGCCTCCTAAAAAAAGCACGGGCGAAGATCCAATCGCCCGGTGGCGTTTTGTCCAACAGCGTGCAGCCCGGTCAGGGCGGCATGCTCCCTAACGCGATCGACGCCTACCGCTCAAAAGCTGCTGACTTGTTTCAGCAGGGCAGTGATCTTTACAACCAAGAACCTGACTTTTCTCAGTTTCAGAAGTTTGCCAAGCAACGCGCCCAACAGGGCGACGCGGCTATGCTCAACGCGTTGGCAGCTCAGTTTGCAGGGGAAAGCTTTGCCCCCGTGCAAGAGCAGTACCTCAAGAAAGCTGCCTCGTCTCGCGACCCCATGAAGATGGGCAGCGGTCTGATTACCGCCGAAGGCGAGTTCATCAAAGATCCTGAAGTCGCTCAGAACAAGAAGGCTGAGTTCTTGTTGCAGCAGGCCAAGGCCTACGAGACCATGGCCGCGAATGCCGACACTGCTCGCGAGCGCATCGCGGCACAGCGTGCTCAGAACGAGATCCAAAACCAACTGCGTTTGATGGGCGTGCAGATCCAGCAGCAGGGCCTTGCCTTGCGTGCTGAGAACGCTGCGACACAACGTGCATTGGCAGAGCAGGGCGTGCTGGATAAGAAGGAAAAGCAGCTGGGTGAAGGCACTCAGAAGCTGTCCAACAAAACTAATGAATACGTCAACCTCGTTGCAGGCGTGCGTGAACTTAACAACCGCTTAGGTCAATACGTTCCAGAAGGCAAAGCTATTCCTGGCGTCGGGTATGGCAGTGACATGAGCTTGATGGGTATTGATGTTGCCGGTTTTGCCATGGGCGAAGAAGGCAAAGCCAACCGATCAATGGTCAAGAACGTGGCTAACGAACTGTTGCGTGCCGCGTCAGGCCAAGCTGTGACGCTGAATGAATACGAGCGTCAGACCTTGTCAAACATGGCTGCCGGCAAGTTCAGTGAGCGGGACTTCTTGAACGCGTATGAAAACGTGATCCTTCCCAAGGTCAATGAAGCTGTCTCCAATATTGGCGGCGGCTTTAGCACGGAAATTAAGAACCGGTATCGCGATCAAGGTGGAAAAGTTGATTTCAACAATCCGTTTGTTGCTCCCACTCGCGCAAAGCCACAGGCTGGCCCCTCCAGCAACTTGTCGGCTCAGGAGCAAGCCGAGCTGCAAGCCTTGCGCAATCGCTTTGGAGGTAGATGATCATGAGCGATCGCGAAGAACTCGAAGCGCTGCGCCGGATGGCTGAGTTGGAAGCGAAGGCCAGCGGTTCTTCGCTTCCCAAGTCCAGCAGCAAGCGCAGCGCAGACCAGTACGCAGGCCAGAACGTCTCCGAAATGGGGTCTCTCATGCGCGGTCTTGGCGGTGCTAAGACTGCGTGGGATCGTGCCGCGCTGGGCCTCAAGGGAGTGTTCACCGATCTGACGCCAGAAGACAAAGCCTTGCTTGAGCAGGGCCGCGCTTTTGAGAAGGAAGGCGGCACTGCCGCAACGGTCGGCAGCATCGGCGCTGACGTTGGCATGTCGCTGGCGCCTGCCGCTCGCGTCACCCAGGCTGTGAGCAAAGCTCCATTGCTGGCCCGCACTATGGCCGAGCTGGGCTTTGGCGCTGGATATGGCGCATTGACCAGCCCAGAAGACCGCACAGCAGGCGCTGTGGGCGGTGGAGCAGGTACAGCCCTAGGTATGGGTGCAAACCGCCTCATTGGCGGCGCTATCAAGCCTCTTGTCAGTAAAGAAGCCCAAGAGTTGAGCAAGCAGGGCATCCAGCCAACCATTGGCCAGAGCATTGGCGGCTCAGTCAACACAGCAGAGCAAAAGCTCAAGTCTTTGCCGATCGTTGGCGACCTGATTCGCAACGCTCGCGGTCGCGCTGTGGACGAGTTCAACGAGAAGGCCATTCAGACAGCCGTGCCGAGCTCCAGAGGCTTTGGCGATGAGGCTTTGCTTGGCGCTCGAGAGACTCTCAGCGACAACTACAAGACGCTGATCCCCAAGAACGTGCAGGTCAAGATTGACGACAACTCGCTCATTCAAGCGACCATTAAGGCCGCGGACGACCCCTCTCTTGGTCTGACAGAGTCTGCCAAGAAGCGCGTCTACGACTACGTTCAAAAGAACGTCATCGACCGCAGCAAGAACATCACAGGCGACACTGCCAAAGAGATCGAGTCAGACTTTGGTAAGTTTGTGTCCGGTCTCAAGTCATCTAGCAGTCAGGAAGAACGCGCCATTGGCGACGCGCTTTCTCAGGTCAACACTGAGTGGCGCCGTCTGTTGCCTGACGCGGTTGACCAAGTTTCCCCAGGCGCTGGCGCAGCTTTGCGTCAGAACGACGCTTCTTGGCGTTCTCTGGTGGCGCTTGACCGCGCAGGCGCTTACCGCGGCAATCAGAACGTGGCGGCCAACGAGGTAGCTGGGCGCTTCACGCCCAATTCGCTGCGCCGCTCAATTGAGGTGTCTGATCAGTCTCAATTCAACAATGCCACTCGCGCCCTGCGCGGCGGCAACACACCATTTGAACGCCTGAACACCTTGACCCGTCAAGGTGAGAAGGTGTTGGGCGACTCTGTGCCCGACAGCGGCACGGCCACACGTCTGATGTGGGGCTTGGGCGCGTTGGGCGCCGGCAGCGCAACTGGTGCAGATCCAGCAACCATGGGCGCGGGAGCGGCCTTGGCTTTACCGCTTTACTCCAGAGCTGGAGCAAAGTTTGCAACTCAGGGCATCGAGCCTCTGTATCAGGCCGCCGTGAAGCAACTGACATTGCGTGGCGTGCCCACTCAAACCATCGATGAAGCTCTGAGAAAATATGGCCCACAGGGCGTCATTTCGTTGGCCCGCAGTGCCGGCGTCAACAGTCAGCAATAAGGAGTAAGACATGCCACGCAACGCTTCCGGTATTTACACGCTGCCAGGCGGCAACCCCGTCACGCCTGGTGACGTCATTGAGGCCGATTGGGCCAATACGACGCTGGAGGACGTTGCTGACGCGCTGACGAACTCCCTCTCTCGCACAGGCGCTGGCGGCATGCTGGCGCCTTTCCGCATCGCTGACGGCTCAGTGAGCGGCCCAGGCTTGTCTTACTTGAACGAGACCAACTCTGGCTTGTATCGCAGTGGCTCTGGTTCAGTCTGGATGTCGATCCTCGGCGTCAACACCGCCCAGTTCTCGACTGTCGGTTTGACCATCCCTTCTGGCAAAGCTCTGACCGCGCAAGGCAATGCCTCTGTGAGCGGCACGTTTGCCGTGGGCGGCGCGACCACGCTTGGCTCTACTTTGGCCGTGACTGGTGCGATTACAGCAACGGGTGGAGTTACTGGCAACATTGCAGGCAACGTGACAGCCGCAAGCGGCACATCAACCTTCAATGACGTGGTGGTCACTGGCGCTTTGGACATGACCGCCGGCAGCTCTGCCACGATCACTGGCCTGAGCGATCCAACCAACGCAAGCGACGCAGCCAACAAGAGCTACGTTGACGCCCAGGTGGCCACTCGCTTGGCCCTGACTGGCGGCACGATGTCTGGCGCCATCGCAATGGGCAGCAGCAAGATCACAGGCCTTGGCACTCCAACGGCTGACGCAGACGCGGCCACCAAGTCTTACGTTGACAGCGTGGCTCAAGGCCTCGATGTCAAAGGCTCCTGCCGTGTTGGCACAACGGCCAACATCACCCTCAGCGGCACTCAGACGATCGACGGCGTGGCCGTGATCGCTGGGGATCGCGTCCTGGTCAAGAACCAGTCAAGCGCAGCTGAGAACGGCATCTATGTCGTGGCCGCAGGCTCCTGGTCGCGTGCTGCTGACGCAGACACATGGGCCGAGCTGGTGGGCGCCTTCACGTTTGTGGAGGAAGGCACAGTCAACGACAACTCTGGCTGGGTCTGCACGTCGCCTGCCGGCGGCACTCTGGGCGTCACAGCTGTCACCTGGGAGCAGTTCTCTGGAGCTGGCCAGATCACAGCTGGCGCCGGCATGTTCAAGTCTGGCAACACGCTGAACGTCGGCACGGCCTCGAGCGCACGCATTGTCGTGGGCACTGACGACATTGACCTGGCCACGACTGGCGTGACTGCATCGACCTACAAGTCGGTGACAGTAGACGCCTATGGCCGCGTGACTGCCGGCACAAACCCAACGACCTTGGCCGGCTACGGCATCACTGACGCCTACACCCAGGCGCAGGTTGACTCAGCCTTGGCACTCAAGCTCAACCTGACTGGTGGAACCATGTCAGGCGTGATCGCGATGGGCGCCAACAAGATCACCGGCTTGGCTGATCCAACAAACCCCCAGGACGCGGCCACAAAGACTTACATCGACACGATCTTTGGCTCGACCACTACGGCTGCCGCGTCGGCAGCTGCTGCTGCGGCTTCCGCGTCTGCTGCATGGACGTCTGCAACGAATGCGGCCTCGAGCGCGACTGCTGCTGCCGGCTCTGCCACATCGGCTGCCGCCTCGTACACGACATTCAACAACCAGTATTTGGGCAGCAAGTCTTCTGACCCCTCAGTGAACAACACTGGCGGCGCTTTGGTAGAGGGCAACCTTTACTGGAACTCGACATCCAATGAGATGCGCGTCTATGACGGCGCGGCATGGGTTACGGCTTACCTGCCCGCGGCTGGCTATGCGGCCTTGGCTTCCGCCAACGTCTTCACAGCCAATCAGACGATCACAGCAAACACATCAAGCGACGCGCTGAAGATCACTCAGACTGGTTCAGGCAACGCCCTCTACATCGAGGACGTGGCAGCTGACGCAACACCGTTTGTCGTGTCTTCAACTGGTGTGATGGGTATCGGAACCACAACGCCTGACAACGTGACGTCTGCCGGTATCGCCCTGGTGTCTAACGACGGCTACTACCCACAGCTCGTTCAGCGCAACACAACCGCTGACGCCAACGCCTCGTACTTGGTTCTTGATAAGAACCGCGCCGGCGCTGTCGTTCAAAACGGCGACGTTCTGGGCAACTTGGTGTTCAGGGGTTATGACGGTGCTTCGTACTTGCAGGGCGCGTACATCAACGCGGTTGTGAGCGCCACGCCTGGCACTAACGACATGCCTTCTGACCTGGCGTTTGGTACGACACCAGACGGCGGCTCCGGCCCCACTGAGCGCGTTCGCATTACGAGTGCAGGCACGTTGCAGACTTCTGCCGACTACAAAGAGGGCGTCGTCACAGCCAACACCTCGACCGCGTACACGATCAACATCGCCAACGGCACTGTTCAGATCCTGACGCTAACGGGCAACTGCACTTACACGTTCCCAACGCCAGTCGCTGGCAAGTCGTTCACGCTGCTTCAGAAGCAAGACGGAACAGGCTCACGCACAGTGACATGGCCCGCGACGGTGAAGTGGCCAGGCGGCACTGCGCCGACGATCACTGCAACCGCATCGAAGCTGGACAAGTTCATCTTCACCAGCGATGGCACTAATTGGTACGGCTCTAACGCTGGCCAGAACTACACAGTGTGAGGTGATTGATGTTTAGCTCAAACACTTCACAGGTTGTCGCCACCTCTACGCAAGCAGAGGCTGTCGACTTTGATGGCACAAATGACTATCTGACACGCGCCTCAAATCTGACTGGAAATACAAACAACAAAACATTCACCTTTAGCGCGTGGGTGTGGTCGTCAAGCACCAGCACAAGTGCAACCACAATTTATTCAGCTTATGACCCTTCTTCAGTATTTACTAGATTTCAAGTAGGACTGAATGGAAATCAAGTCCGTGTTTTGGGTTACGACACATCAAACAACCTTGTACTTCAAGCATCTGGGACATTACTAGGAATTTCAAAAGCAAATACTTTTTACCATGTGCTTTTCTCAATGGACATGGCTAATGAAGCCAATCGATCTATCTATGTAAACGACGTATCCGTGCTTGATAGCGTTGCAGCGTATGTCAATTCAAATATTGGTTTTGCTACTTCTACGCATTACGTAGGGGCGCTTGCTGGGACACCAACGTTGGGAGCGAGGTTTTCCAACGTCTACTTTGACAAAACCTACCGTGACATGAGCATCACTGCCAACCGTCGTTTGTTCATCACCGCAGACCTCAAGCCAGCCGCTGGTCAAGCCGCACTCAATCCGATTCTGTACTTGCCAATGAGCGACCCGACAACTGTTGGGACTAACGCAGGTACTGGTGGCAACTTCACGCTGACTGGCACTGTCGCACGTTCTGGTCGTGGGCCGAATCAGTACAACGCGCCTTACAGTGATTTGGATGGGTCTGCGGATTATTTGATGCGCGATGTTTCAACTTCGTCTTCAACATCGGCTACGTTGGTTTTTGCAATTCAGCCAGACGCCGTGCTCGGTTCTCCTGTCAACGTTTACAACGCTTCCTTTACTACTTCAATCTTTGTCACATATTTTTCAGGCGGCAAGCTACACATTGACGCGTATTCTGGGACGTCAACGCCATCGCTATTGATGTCTTACACATCAAACACAACATTTGTTGTTGGGCGGAATTATGTTATTGCAATTTCTTTCAATTTAACCAGTTCCGCAACTCGCCATGTCTACATTAACGGCGTTTCTGATAGCGGAACATGGAGTACATACAACAACGGAAGCGTTGCATTTGGAGAAAGTGGTAGACGAACTTCAATTGGGAATGACCCAATCAATTATGGATATTTCAGCGGGAAAATTGGCGCTGTTTGGTTCCGCCCGGGTTCTTACATTGACCTATCAGTAGCGTCCAACCTTGCCAAGTTTGTTTCAGGCACAGGCATTGATGCCAAGCCTGTTGATTTAGGCGCTACTGGTGAACTGCCTACGGGTACATCACCGGTGGTCTACCTGCCCATGTACGGCAACAATGCTGGCAAAAACTACGGCACAGGTGGCGACTTTACGGTTAACTCTGGCCCGTACACAGGTGCGCGTGGGCCTAATGAGTTTTGGGGGAATAAAGCAAATTTTGGAGCCACCGCATCTAACTATTTATCAAGATCTACTGCGCTTGTTGGAAACCCTGGAAGTGTGACAACAGCTACGTTCTGTTGTTACTTTTATTGCAACAATGCGGCAACTACCGGAACCTTGTTTGGATTTGAGAGTGCCGCTTCTGGTACATGGCAGATTAGCGCTAATAGAGTGTTTGTCTGGTTAGGATCAGGGTATGTGGAATTTAATGAGAATGTGACTTCAAGTGCTTGGCACTCTCTTTTATTTTCCAGAACTGGATCAACGATAACTGCGTATTTAGATGGCGCGGCGCTCACAATTAACTCAGGAGGCTCTTTTGGTTATGGAGGCGCTATAAATTTTGCGCTGACGCCTGTAAACATTGGCGTTCGTAAAACTGGTGCATCCACATCAGACCCAATGAATGGACAGATTTCGGAGTTATATCTGTCTTCTAGCTACATCGACTTTAGCCAAGAAGCCAACCGCCTAAAGTTTCGCGACTGCTTTGGGAACCCGGTAGATTTATCAGCACAAATCACTGCGCAGTCCATACCGACCCCCATAGTTTATGCGCGCTTCCCACCAACATCGTTTGGCACAAATTCAGGCACAGGCGGTGACTTCACCGTCACTGGCACAATCACAGACGGAGGACAACTTTAATGTACGCACTCATTGAAAAGGGCGAGATCACTCGCTACAACGTAACCCTACCTACAACAGTAGGCAACACATCTATTCCAAGAGGCGCTACAGGTCTGGACGCATTTGGTCTGTATCCTATTGTGGGTGACGAGCCAAGCCACACCGAGCGTCAACGTATTGCTGGCCCCAAATATGTGTTTGATGGCACTCAAGTCAATCGTGTGTTTACTGTTGAAGCTATCCCTGACGAGGAGAAGGCTGGCCAGGTTCGCGCAGAGCGCAACGGCAAGCTGACCTCAAGCGACTGGACGCAGATTGCCGACGCCCCAGTGGACAAGGCGGCCTGGGCAACCTACCGCCAGGCGCTGCGTGACGTGACTGCTCAGACGGGGTTCCCTTGGAACATTCAGTGGCCAGAAGCACCGGCTGCATGATGCGATAATCGCACGACATAACTAGAACATCATCAACCCACGACACCCCCGAAAGAATCAAATGGAAATAACTCTCAAACTCGAGCTGAACGAAGTCAACGCGGTACTGGATGCGATCGGCGCATTGCCGACAAGCACCAACACCTGGCCCATCGCGGCCAAGATCCGCGCCCAGGCCGCAGTCCAGCTCCCGAGAAACACCGAAGGGGCGGGCGATGAAGGAAGTACCACTGACTGATGACCAGATCGAGGCGATCGCGGAACGCGCTGCCGAGGTCGCCTTAAACAAGGTCTACACCGAAGTCGGAAAGTCTGTTTTAAAGAAGCTCGCCTGGCTCACAGGCGCAGCAGTCATTGGCCTGGCGATGTGGCTCGCCGGTCACAACTCTCTCCCTAAGTGATCGCCATGAAAGACTGGCTGATCGCGTTCATTGCAGCAGCCGCGCTCTGCGGCCTGGTGATGTGGTCGGTCTACGTCATGGTCTTCCAGTGGAGGCTGCCGACATGATCGATCCAATCAGCGCCCTGGAAGGCTTAGAGAAAGCCGTCAGTCTCGTCAAGAAAGCTCAGAAGGTCGCCAACGATATAGGCGGCCTGTCGGTCATGGTCGGGCGTCTTTTTGACGCTGAGAGCCAGGCGACCAAGTCCATGCTTGCTGCCAAGAAAAGCGGCGGCAAATCCAACTTTGAAATCGCGATGCGTATTGAAAACGCATTGATGAACAGCAGGAACCTGCAACGAGAGCTTCAGCTCCTGTACATGCAGACCGGCAACATCGACGTCTACAACAAGATGATGGCTCGCAAGGCCGAGATGGACAGAGACGATGCGATAGAAGCACGCAAACTCAAAGAAGCAGAAAAGAAAAGAAAGCAGAAAGAGCAAGAGCAGATCGAGCTGGCCATGATCATTGGCGGCACTGTGTTTGTTCTGCTCCTGGTCGGCATCGGCATCAATGAGCTGATGGATTTGTGCAGCGGCGCTCGTAAGTGTGGGCGATGAATGAGTACCAGAAACAGTTTGACCTCTGGCTCAAGATCTTCGTGCGCATGTGCGTCGCTTGGTATGCGCTGGGGTTTCTGAAGTTCTTGCCGGACGATCTATCCGACAAGATTGTGAATAAGTTTTTAGGAATGATTGGGCTTTAACTATGTTGTCACTGTTCTCTACCCTCGGCGGCCTGCTGATCTCTGGCCTGCCCAAGCTCCTGGACTACTTCCAGAACAAGGCTGACCAAAAGCATGAGCTGGCGCTGGCCAGGGTGCAGACAGAGCGCGAGCTGGAGCTGGCGGCCAAGGGCTTTGCAGCCCAGCAGAAGGTCGAGGAGATACGCACCGATCAGATCGCCATGCAGACTGACGCGCAGATGACTGTGGCCGCGTATGACCACGACAAGGCTGTGCTGGCCAAGGCTGCCGGCTGGGTCTCCAGCTACGTTGGCACGGTGCGGCCAACGATCACCTACATCTTTGTGCTCGAGCTGTGCGCAATCAACGCCTGGATTGCGTTCTACATCTACGAGCACCCAGGCCTAATCCAGAGCATTGACGACCTGATCCGCGCCGCGGACATCATTTTCAGCAGCGATGAGATGGCCATCCTGGGCGGCATCATTGGCTACTGGTTTGGCTCACGCAGCTGGAGCAAGAAGTGAAGTTGAGCAAGGCCGGCGCTGATCTGATGCACGAATTCGAAGGGTGCAGGAACAGGCCGTACTTGTGCCCCGCGCACATCTGGACGATCGGCTGGGGCCATGTGCTCTACCAGGAGCAGATCAGGCTGCCGATGGTCAGGGTCAAGGAAATCCACAGCCCCGTGATCCGCAAGGAATACCCACTGAGACCGGAGGACAACCGTGTTTGGAGCCAACAAGAGATCGATGCGCTATTCGCAAATGACATCGCTAGTTTTGAACGCGGTGTTCTTCGACTTGCTCCCAATCTGCATGGCAATCAAGGCGCTTTCGACGCGTGTACCAGCTTTGCGTTCAATGCCGGGCTGGGAAACTTTCAGCGTTCCACTATTCGGATGAAGATCGGGCGCAGGGAATGGAAGGAAGCCGCCCAGGCCTTCATGCAGTGGACTCGCGGGGGCGGCAAGGAATTGCCGGGCCTCAAGCGCAGGCGGGAGAAGGAGAAGGTCTTGTTCCTTTCATCTTTGGAGGAAGAGCAAGAAAAAACGTGACATTTTTGTGCCATTAAATGTGACAGAGCAGTTGCCATCTGCACCTTTGCCCCCTTAATCGGGGGCTTTTTTTGGTATTTTCAGATTGTGATTCCTGTTGTCGTGGGTTCGAGCCCCATCAGCCACCCCAATAGAATCAAGGCTTTCGGCATTTCCCGTTTTTGATTTTTGAGTTGTTGTGACATTTTTGTGTCGTAGATTCAAAGCAGCGGTGGCCGTAGCTCAGTTGGTAGAGCTCTGGATTGTGATTCCAGCGGTCGTGGGTTCGAATCCCATCGGCCACCCCAGCCCCCTCAAAAGTTAACGCGCTCGGCAGCATTGGCCAAGTGCTCCGGCGACAGGTGAGCGTAGCGCTGAACCATCTCATGGGAATGCCAGCCACCCAGCTCCTGGAGCACCGACAGGGGAGTGCCGGCCATCGCATGCCAAGACGCCCAGGTGTGGCGCAGATCATGGAAACGAAAGCCTGGCACGCCTGCGCGCTTGCAGGCAGCTGTCCAGGTGTTGGCCCAGACGCGATCCATATCGCCCCACACGCGGCCTTTACGGGGCTCTGGGAAGGATTCCAGCAGGGCCTTGGCTGACTTGTTGAGCGGAACCAGAATGCGCTGGCCAGCTTTGGCGTCTTCCGCGGCCACATGGACCATGCTGTTGTCCAGATCCACTGCCTCCCAGGTCAAGCCAAAAACATTCGATCTTCTCAATCCGGTGAGTAAAGCGAAACGGACTGGCATCCGATACTTTTCCGGGAGACAAGCAATCAAAACCTCAGCTTGCTCGCGTGTCAGATATGCGACGCGGCGCTTTGGTTCTGCCTCAGTTCTGAGCACAGGGGCACGGTCAAGCCAGTCCCACTCGCGCTCAGCTGCACGCAGCATGGCACGAATCAGGGCGCGGTAGCGGTTCCTGGTGGCGCCTGCGACCTCCTTAGGCAGCACGCTTTCGATCTTGTCTCGAGTGAGCTCAGACAGCAGCGTGTTGCCTATTTTTGGGAGGAGAAACTTGATCTTGAGCTGGTCATCAGGCAGTGAGCGTTTGTGTGAACGCTCGACCACCCAACGTGCGCAGGCCTCCTTGAATGTCTTCTTGGGCTTCTCCTTCAGGACGCCCTCGCGCCACAGCTCGGCCTTGCGCATGTCGTGCAGCTGCTGGGCCAGCTTCTTGTCGCCAGTCTTCAATGATTCGCGCAAGCGCTTGCCATTGATCTGGACGTCCATCCAATAGTTTTCGCCTCTGAGAATAAGTGCCATTTTTTGGGACTCCTAAATTTGATGTTGAGATTGTCTCAACTATCATCGGAAAAGTCAACATGTGTCAATTAAGACGGCTCCACTCGGCAATCAGCGCTGCCTCGGCCCTGCCATCGTCTTTCACGCGCTTGAACTCTCCGGCCTGGGTTGGCCACAGCTGAGCTGCCTTGGCCCGGCTACCGTCCTTGCCAGCGTTCACCCCCATGGCTTTCTTCCACTTGCCAGGCGTCACGGTGGAGGTGGGGATGCCCAGGCCTGCCAGGACACCCTTGGCCAGGCCAAAAGATTCACCAAAAGCAAACATGGAGCTCACACCTTGGCCAGGCATCGCGCCAACTTGCTCAACCACAGCTGTGGCGCCCTGGTCGGCGTAGAGCTTGAGCTCGGCAGCCAACATCTCTGGGCTGACGCGTTTCTTTGCTTTGCCACCGGCCATGACTTCGACTGATGGCATGTCAAAGACGTGTACCAACTTGCCGCTCTTCTCCAAGATCGCAACAGCGCCTGACGCGCCTGGATCGATACCAATTAAAAAATTCATTTGTTTGTTGCTCCAAGGAGTTGAGCGAATGGGTTGTTGTAGTCGCGCCAAGTCAGGCCGCGCTTGATCACGCTGACTGTTGCTTGGCTTACGTTGAAGCGCTTGGCGATCTCGCGCTGTGTGCCCTCGGCCTGCCTGATCTCTTCAGCCAGCTGCTCATTAAGCTTTGCGTGCTGCCTGGCGATCGTTGAAATCTTGGCCATGCGAATCACGTTGACTGAGCGCCTGATTTGCGATGCAACCCGCTTTGTCAGTTTCTTTCTGGTGATGATTTCAATGTGCTCTGGATTGACGCAAAGGTGATTGCCGCATGTGCATGTGGCCACTTTGCTTTCTAGCGCATAGCCCTGAACCTCCATGATCAATCGGCGCACGGCCATTGTTCTGTTTTTGTGTCGGATCGTCGGTGTTGTTCCACACGACTGCAAAGCTCCTTGCCACTCCCAGCAGTCGCCGATCTCGATCGTGCGTTCTTTAATCATGTCAATGATGGTCACAGCGCGTTCCACCCCAACATGAAAACGTAGTACATGGCTTTGGCCAGCAAACCAATTACAACCAGGCTGCCGCACCACAGTCCTAAATAAATAAAAACATTTTTCATCGCGTCTCTCCAAAACGCTTCATCGCTTCAACCGCGGCGCTTGTCTTGCGCTTGGCTTCTGCTTTGGTTGGGTGATCTTTCTTGACTGGTATGTCATCAGGGTGCGTGGCCAGATCGTCAAATATGGTCAAGCTGCCGCTTGCGACTGTGCTGCCAGGAAACTGATCCTTGAGCTCAGACACTTCAGTGATCAATGAGCCTGGACACATGTGTAGCTCTTTGCTTGAGAAGCTCTGGCCGTACTCAGCAATCGTCTCTTGGCCATTCACAAACGTGGAGCCTGTCTCGCGGTGCTTGTATGCGATCCATGACTGGCCGCCATCAATGGCTTCCGCGTAGGGAATCAGGGACGGGATCATCAGGTGAGCTCCGCATCCAGCACGCTGCGCTCTGTCATCGAGCTGCTTGTTCAAATGACCGCATTGCCACGCCGCGTTTTCAACTGGTGACGCATGGCAGCAAGTTCTGCAATTGACCTCGGCAGCCATGCCGCCGTGACAGTGTTTGTGAAAGCTGCACATCTTGCAGATGTAGTAGCTCGGGTCGCGGCTCAATGGCTCTGGTGATGACGTCTGCTCAATCAGGTTCTGTGCGCGATCGATCAAATATGCAAAGTGATTTTTGTCAAAGTGGACCCACTCGCAGTAAACGTCGTCGTTGTTTTTGTTCACGCCCATGTACATGGCGCGATCAATCTCCATCAGCCCCATGTAGACCGTCATCTGGTCGTAGTGCTGTGGTTTTGCGCCTTGGACTTTCTTGCTGCACAAGTCATTGAATGACTTGTCGTTGTGCGTCTTGAACTCAAGTACGCAGGGGGACTTGGGCGCCTCTGGCAGACCTTTGCCAACGCCATCAAGCGAGCCACCGAAGTGGCCATTGCAGGCCGAGACGCGAAACTGATCACCAGTGTCTGGATCTCGATCCCACACAGTCGCGCCAATTCCGCGCAGCTCTTCAATCAGGCGTGATTCCTCACGCTGGCCGGTGCTGAACAAGCGCAGCATTCGACCTGAAAATTCAGGCTTGAGCGCCCAGCGCCATGTCAGCCAAATGTAGCGATTGCATTGGTGGCCAATGAGCGACGCGCCCATGTGCGGGCGGTGCTCTTGTGGCTTGCTCTCGTACCACCGCACGATCGCGGTGGCCGTTGTGTGCTGTGACTCGGGCACTCGCGCCATGATTAACCCCAGGGCTTCTTAGCTGGTGCAGCAGCTGCGGGTCGTGCGGCTGGCGCTGCAGCTTTAGGTGCTGGCGCGCTGATACCTGCGTAACCCATGACGCGGTTGCGTGTTGGGTCTTTCTTGTCAATCTCGATGTGAGCAACAAATGGAATGTCGTGCAGCTGCTCTGTCTCGGTCATGTCTTGAACGCCCACCGCGTAGCACAGAGACGCAAGGGCTGCGCTTGCAATGTCTTGCGCTGTCTTGTTTGGGTTGTCGATGTTCAAGCGCTCCCAAATGCGACGGCCAGAGTGCTCTCCACCAAGGACGTGCATCTCGAGCTCGATGTAGTGGCCAGTGCCGGCCTGTGTGGGCTTCACATCAGACTTGACGATCATCATTTCGTAATCACCCTTTGGCAGTGGCTCAAATGAGCGCGATTGCATAGGTTCGACAGAGGCAGCGTTGAAGTTGAAAAAGGCCATGTTGTTCTCCTGGTTGATGGCTTAGTTGTTGGCCGCGAGTGCGGCAGAGAATGCTTCCCAGCTGAGAGGCATGTTCTTCAAGCCAAAACGATTCCCACCCATGTGAGCGGGGTGCGGTTCGACGTGAAGGATTCGTTCGCCCGTTGTGCGGGCCTTGGTTTCTTTGTTGCCGTAGCCGGCATCGGACTGCGTGGTCACGATGCGGTAGTTGGCCCAGCCGATGACGTCGGCCCACTCTTGAACAAGAGCGCCAGCGCGGTCGTGCAGCTTTAAGGTGTACTGGTCGTACCCTTCATGCAGTGGTGATTCAAAGCGCTTAATCTTGTCGTGCGCGATCAAGATGATGGCCATGTTGCGCTGGGCACGCAGGGCTTCCAGGCCTGAGAGGAGGGTGCGCCACTCCTCGGCTGCAGCGATGTAGCCCTTGCCGTAGCCAGGCGCCTCAATGCTGGCCCACTTGTTGGCCTCGCATACATGCTGGTGCAAGAGGGGCTCGAGCCAGTCAAGCGAGTCGATGAACACAGACTCAAAGTCGTGCTTGTCTTTGAGTAACGTGCCTATTGCGGAATAAACATCTGAGAGCGAAGAACACAACGGGAAAGCCGAAGCATCGACTGCGTCAGCGCCGTCCTCAGTCAAGATGCCCACCGCGTTGGGCGCTTGTGATGCAAAAGTCGTCTTGCCAATCTTGCCAGGGCCGGCAATGACAATTTTAGGAGCGCGCATGCGTTTTGTGCGCGAGATGGATGAGAGATCGAATGCCATGATCAGGCCCTTCTATAAGTACGAGTTAAGCGAGAGTGAGCAGCGGGGCGCTGGCTCTGTGTGTAGCCAACTGGCTGAATGAGGTGTGAGAAGCGTTTGCTCATCGCGCCCCATGCGTTTGGGTGATGCGGCTCTGGCATGCCGTTCTTGGCAGCGTAGATGCGGAAGTCTTCAATGCTGAACTCTGTGGGGGCCACATGCTCAAGCCAGAAGGTGAAATTGATCTGAGAAACAAGAGCCCAGTCAGCAGAATTTTCGAGGACCAGTTTGATGCCCTGGTCACGCAGCTGTTCACCGTTGCTCATTCTTTAAACTTAATTGCAACCCCAGTTTTCGCGGGTTTGGTTTCTACAGCAGCTGCAATTTCGGCCCAGAGCTTTGGCACATCGTTGCGTATGGCTTTCAGTTTTGTTTCATCGGCCTCGACCTTGGTTTTAAGGGGCCGGACGTCTGCTGGCCAGCTACCCGTGAGAGCTGTCAGCTTCTCAATGTCAACCTTGTAAGTTAACTTGCCGGTAAGGGTGATGTTGTTCCCTCCAGCTGTGTGAACTGTGACCGCGCCTTCTTCTTTGGCGGGATGTAGTTCAATGATCTCTTGCTCAATGGCGACTCGGTCATTGCGAGCCGCCTCTTCGCGTTGTTTGGCTTCTCGCCATTTCGTTGCTAGTTCATCTATGTTCATAGTTGTGGGCCAGTCGTGGGTTTAAAAAATTACTGCTTCTTCTTTTGGGGTACTTCAGGGGAAACTTTTTCTGGGATGAATTCAATCGTTGTGAATCTGTGCAGGTTTGCGCATTGGTATCTGCGTCGCTTGGTGTTGTCCTGCTTAGTTCTGGTTTCCAGAACCTCTGTCCAAGTGCCGCAACGTGGGCAATTCAACTGCTCCACCAAGCAACAAGGAGGCAAGCCAAGCCGGCGCCTATGGCCACTGCAAGGCAGTAACCAAGAATTGATTCGTAAGCGGGTTCTTTGTCCGCGTAGCCAACGGGGAAGGTGCATTCCGCAAGAGTGCGGGGGGTTTGAAAGTGGCTGGGTTTCAACATCTTTACTCCGATCTGTTTGTTGATGGTGTGAATATATATCAATGATGCGAAAATCACAACAACAAGATCAATAAAAACACTAGGAGAAACCCTAATGTTTAGAAATTTATGGCTTGATCCAGAGAACTGGGGATGTCCAGGCGACATTTGAGTCAGCAAGAACTTCCATGCTGGGCCAAAGAATGAGGTTGTGCGTGTCGCGTCTGTAGCCGCGGCGAACAAGTGCCACCACTTGCTTGCCATCGGCTGTCGCGGTAGAGCAAAGCTTCTCAATGTTGTCATTTGCGGGCGCTTGCGTAGGGTTCACAAACAGCAGCCAGCCATCCTTAATTGACGCAGGCGAGCGCACCTGGATCGCGTAAGTGCCAATCGGGCAGTCGGCAGGGCCGACAACAACGTCGTGCGTGCGCGCTGGCATGAGAGAGACAGTGCCGTGCTCGTCCATGTATGCCGTGATCGGAACACGACGTACATCATCAATCACTTCAATGCCTGCTTGGCGCATGATTTCATTGAGCGGGAGACCCAATATCGTCGCAATCTGATGCGCTTCATGCGTGGTCATTTTTCTTTTTGCACGCAGCATCAGAGAGGCCGCTGCAGGGTCAATATCTAACAATTTAGCTAGCCCCCTCTGTGAGATTTTTTTGTCTTTAAGTCGGTCTCTGAACCATTGTGTGTTCATGGTGTTTTCCATACTGTTTCTAATCTGCACCCGAAATTTTGTTGAGGAAATCACATAGTGACATAAACTCCACGATGAGTCAATCTCAATTTACTATTACAAAAAGGAGAAATTAGGTGAGCATCCCCACAATTCACACTCTCGAGCCGGCTTTTGGTGTCATTGAGAAGCTGGGTGGCAAGGCCAGTGTGGCCGAATCGTTAAACCTAGATAAATCAACGCTTTCGCGTTGGTGTCAGCCAAAGCCTGGTGGCACTGGCGGTGTTATCCCGCAGCGGTACTGGGCCGCATTGGTCGTGATGGCGCGCCAGCAGGGCGTTGACATCACCCTTGAGGAGCTTGCCGCCGTTGAGGTTTGAGATGGTCATTGAGGCATCAACAATGACCAACAGTGACTTCCTTGCGGAGATTTATGGCGAGATGGAGCCAGGCACTCACGGCTGGGTGTGCTCGTTCCGCGCTGATCCAAACAACGCGCCCCCCACCGTTTGGGCTGGCCGTGCATACAAGGGACTGCCTAACCAGGCGGCCCTGATTGATCGTTCTGTCCAAGACAACACCTACTTTTGCACGTCCGTTTTGGGCGCAACACCAGACGGTGAAATTGCTCGAAACAAGTCGGCGTTTGTCCGGCTTGCGGTGCTTGTCTTGGATGACGTCCAACTGACTGATGTGCAAGGCTTTTCCTACGCCATGCAGACATCGCCAGGCAAGTTTCAAGTAGGTATCTTCCTCGACTGTGATGACCCTGATACCTACAACAAGCAGCTTATTGACCGCGTAATGAGCGCTTTGGCCGCACGCGGGCGCAGTAATGACGCCTCGGGGAATGCCTGCGTGCGATATGCGCGTTTGCCAGAGGGCATGAACACAAAGCCACGGCCAGCTGGCGCCTGGCAGGTCAAGCTCGAGGTCTGGCAACCAAACATCCGCTGGAGCTTGGACGATGCCTGCGCGGCCATCGGAATTGACCTAGACAGTTTGCGCGCCACGGCTCAGATGCCGAATGCCCCTTCTTCATCAATCGGCGCAACAAATCATGCAGGCGAATTGATTGCCGGCCTGACAGATCCAAACCCAGGCGCCCGCGTTTATCACGAAAGCATCACGCGCTTGGCAGCGTCACTCATTGCCGGCGGCATGTTCCCTGGTGCAGCTGTGGACTTCCTCTACAGCCTGATGGATGAGAACCGCCCAGGCGATCCAGAGCAGATGCGTCGCTGGGAAACCAGGCGCAACGAGATCCCACGCGCAGTCAAGAGTGCTGAGAAGTTCGCGCCTGAAGAGCGCAAGCCA